GCCCGGGCTGATGAGGTGGTTGTTCACCAGCTGACCCGCGCAGTCGGCGAGGGTACCGTTTAGAATTTCCGTGTCCCATACGATGCGCCGGGCGAGGTAGGAAACGGCGAACCGTCCGCTGACGGTGATGAGTTCTTTTTCGTCCTGCGAGATTTCCGCATATTCAATCACGCCGGCTTCTTCGCCGCCGCTTTTCCAAAGAAGATTCCCCAGCGTCAGCAGGGCAAGGTTTTCTGCCGTGGCGATGGCCTTGAGCTCAAAGCCCCCGCATTGGGAATACCGCCTTGTCCAGCGTAGGTATTCAAAAGACTCCACCACGCCGGCAGGACGGCGGTTCGTGTCAAATACATACAGTTCCATTGAAAATTCACCTCTTTCAAAAAGGCGGCGCATCAGCGCGCATTTTCACACTAAACCCCTAAATACTGCGGGCGGTAGTACAGGCTGACCTCCAGCAGTTCCTTGCCCGCCGCCGCATCATAGCGGAGCGTGGTCGTTCCGGGAGACAGCTGAAGAAAAGTTGAGCCGGTGTCCAGCAGGCTGAACACGCTGACTTCCTCGCCGCTCTGCACCCGCACCACGCGCTTGCCCGCAAAATGGGTGTAGACGCGGATTTCCTCACCGGCGGTCAGGACGGTGTTCAGGCGGACATATTCGCCCGTAGAAACGTCCATCAGTTCCGGGTTTTCCACCTCGCCCAGCGCCCGGAACACAATCCGGCATCCGCAGGACACGTCCCCGGGATTTTCCACCGTGATAATCTGGCTGGGCTGGCGGGAGCCGAATTCGATGCCGCCATCGGGGATTTCCAGCACAAAATGAAAGAGCGGCGTCCAGCGGGCAAGCTCCGCGCGGACTTCCGCAAGTGCCTCGAAAAAGGGAGATGGACACAGCAGACTGACGAAAAAGCCCGGTGCGCGCTCCCTTCCGGAGGCGGTGAACCCGGCTTCCTCCACCACGCAGGCAATCTGCCGGTTCCGATACATCAGCGTACCCTGCTGTTTGGGCGTGAATATCCGCAGAAACTGCTTGCGGCGCTCATATGCCGCATCGGGAGAAGAAGCCACAATCGTGCCCTCCAGCGTGATATTGCGCATATCCAGCGCGGAGGAGATGAAGAAAGCGCCGTCCTGCTGCGGCGCTTGGAATGTATTGACAGTCTGGCGGACGCTTCCCGCGCCGTCGAGCTTCGTCAGAAAGAACGGCTTTGCCTGCCGGAGCGTCAGTTTCTCTCCCGATTCATTGGTATAGGTCAGTTCCATGCCATCCCTCCTTAAAATTCCAGCGCCAGCTTGCGCGAGAGATTCTTAAATTCCCGGGCAAGCTCCTTTTCGGACAGCGCCTTAGGAGAAACCACCGAGATGTTCTGCGTGATGCTCGTTCCCGCGGAAACTGTGCGCCCGGACGCGCCGGCGCTTATGGAAAAACCGGTGGGAATGGCGTTCTGCATTTCGCGCGATACGGAAGCCATGGCGTCCTCAAAGCCTACACCGATCCCTTCGCCCATGTTCCGGCCAAGACCGGCGAACAGGGTCGAGGGAGAATGGATGCCGAAAAAGTCCTTGATGCGGTCCACGATGCCGCCGAAAAAGCCGCTGATTTTGTTCCACAGCCACGCACCGGCGTCCGAAATGCCCTGCCACAATCCCTTGATGAGGTTGCCGCCCACCTGCGCCATCTGCCCGATATAGCCGGTGAATGCCCGGATAAGCCCCGCCACAATCTGCGGCACCGCCTTGACGACTTCCACGATGATGGAAGGCAGATTGGCAATCAGCGACACCAGCAGCTTGACACCCGCCGTGATGATTTTTCCGGTGTTGCCGGCGAAGGCGCTCGACAGCGCGGCGACAATCTGCGGAATGGCGGAAACCACCGTCGTGATGATGAGCGGCAGGTTCTGAATCAGCGCGATGAGCAGTTTCACGCCCGCATCCACAATAAGGGGGATGGAGAGAATCAGCGCGTTTACAAGGCCGTCCACAATCTGGGGAATCGCCGCCGTCACCGCTTCGATGATTTGCGGCAGGGCGGTCACCAGAGAGGTCAGAAGCTGGATGCCGGCTTCGATGATCTGCGGAATCGAGCCGACCAGAAAATTCACCAGCGCGGTGATGATGGCGGGGAGTGCCACCACCAGCTGCGGAATGGCGTCAAGCAGACCCTGTGCCAAACCGAGGATGAGCTGCAGCGCCGCCTCCAGCAGCATCGGCAGATTGTCAATCAGTCCCTGCACAATGGTGGTGACGGCGTTTACTGCCGCAGGAATCAGCTGGGGGAGCGCATTTCCGATGCCCTCCACCAGCGCCGTCACCAGCTGCACCGCCGCGTCAATGAGCAAGGGCAGATTATCAATCAGTGCGCCTACAATAGTCATGACCGCGTCCACCGCCGCGGGAATTAACTGGGGCAGAAGCGTCAGAAGCGTGTCAAGCACCTGCGTAAACAGGTCGACCACCGTGGAGAGCAGCGTGGGGAGCAGTTCTCCCACCGCCTGCAGAATCCCGTCTAAAGCGGTAGGCAGGGCGGCGACAATGTTCTCAATCACCGGCGTGATGTTCTTGACCACATTTTGAAAGGCTTCCACCACGTTGCCGATCAACAGTTGGATATCCGCGTCCGCGTCGCCCAGCCCCGCCGTCAGGTTGCCGATGGCCGACTGCATCCCGGCAATGGAGCCGCTGATGGTCTCGGTCGCTTCCTTGGCGGTCGTGCCCGTAATGCCCATTTCCGTCTGGATGACATGGATGGCCGCGTACACGTCATTCAGATTGCTGATATCGTATTTCTGCCCGGACAGCTTCTCGGCGTCGGAAAGGAGCCGCTCCATCTCGGTTTTCGTGCCGCCGTAGCCGAGTTTGAGGTTGTCGAGCATGGTGTAATTCTGCTTGGCAAAACCCTGATAGGCGTCCTGAATGGAGGAAATGCTTGTGCCCATTTTGTTGGCGTTGTCGGACATATCGATAATCGCCGTATCCGCCGCCTTTGCCGCCTTTGCGGTGTCGCCGCCGAGGGACTGAATGAGACTGGCCGAAAAGCTGGTGACCGTTTCCATGTACTCGTTGGCGGACATGCCGGCGGTTTTGAAGGCGTTGGCGGCATAGCTCTGGACGGCCGCGCTGGAATCCTTGAACAGCGTATCCACGCCGCCCACCAGCTGTTCGTAGTCGGCGTAAGCGGCGACGACTTCCTTGCCGAGCTTGACGGCGGCGGCACCTGCGGCGACCACGACCGCGCCCATCGCCACGCCGACGCCCTTGAGAACGCTGCCCAGCTTTTCAAACTTGGAACCGGACTTCTCCGCCTCGTCGCCGCTTTCCTTGAGTTCATCTCCCAAATTGTCCGCGCCCTCGGCGGATTCTGACAGCTCGCGCTCCATATCGTTCAGTTCAGCCTGCGCCTTGTTCAGCTGAATCTGCCAGTTCTGGGTGCGGCGGTCGTTTTCGCCGAAGGAGTCGGAGGCGTTTTGCAGAGCGGCGCGCAGGGTTTCGATTTTCGTCTTTTGGGCGTCGATCTGCTTATTAAGGACTTCATTCCGGGCGGCGGCCGCCTGCACGGATTTGTCCTGCTTGTCAAACTGGCTGGTGACAAGCGTCATTTCCGAGCCGAGGACCTTGAAGCTTTGATTGATGTCCGAGAGCGCCTTTTTGAACTCCTTTTCGCCCTCCACGCCGATTTTCAGGCCGAAATTATCTGCCATCTGCCGCTCACCTCCCTGTTAAATCCCCGGCGGGATGATATCATCAATGGAAAAGGTCCGTTTCGGCTTTTCCATGCCGAGAAACTGCTTGTGACAGGCCCATAAATCCAGAAACAGGCCGATGGGCATCAGCCAAAATGCCTCCGCGCCCATGCCCATCTGCACTGTTCCGTAATACAAAAGCCGGGTAAACATCTCTTCCGTGTTTACCCGACTTCCGCGTTTTTTGAGGAGGTTTCCTCCTCACTCTCCACATTCCGTGCCGTTCCCTTGAACATCGCCTCGGTGATGGCGTTTTTGTACGCCGCCAGATCCAGCGGCGAGGTCAGCAGTTCCACGTCCTCCTCGGTGAGCAGCTCCTGCGGGGCGTCCTTGTTTTTGAGGTTATGGATGAGGATGGACTGATTCGCCAACAGGGTAAGAAGCCAGATGATTTCATCCAGCGCCATCTCGAAATTTTCGGACTTCATCAGCTTTTCCCCAAGGTTCTCCAGCCCACCGTAGCGCCGCGCGATTTCCTTGGTGGCGCGGGTGGTGAGAATCAGTTCATACTCTTTTCCGCCGATTGTAATTACGGCACTTCGTTCGTTTTCCATGCGTCATCCCTCCTTATTCGCCCGACGTCGCTTCAGTGTAGGTGGGTTCGTACACCTGCCCGAACCAGCCGGAGATGGTTTCGGTCGTCACACCGGAAGCGCCCTCGGAAACCTCCGCCTTCCACGGGTGCGTTCCCTTGGTGTCCGGCTTGTTGCGGCGCATGACCGTGCCTTCAATGCTGGGCGTTTGAAAGGTGATGGAATCGCCTTTAGTCTGCAGGTTAGTCGCCGGAATGCCGAAAATGACGCGGTACAGCCAGAAGTAGCGGTACTTGCCGTTGGCCCGCAGGGCGCGGAAGCCGATTGCCACAGGCGGGGCGATGTTCTCGCCGGCGGAAATCAGAACCCCGTTGTTGTCCGCCAAAGCGCCGGTGAGATTCTGTGCGGCCGTGATGCCGATATCGTCCACGCCCAGCGTCAGCGTGCCTGATTTGAAGTCCTTGACCACCTCCGACGCGCCGTCATCGGCGTAAAGGGTCGCTTCGGCAAGTTCCACGGACAATTCCGCCGAGATGGCTTTTGCGAGAATTTCCGGGGTGTCATAGGTTTCCTCGCCATCCTCGGCTTCGGTGATTTTTGCGTAATAGAGCTTATCCATTCCAATGGTAGCCATGTATTATTCCTCCGTTTCATAAGACTGCGCGATGTCAATCGCGTAGTGGTGATAGCCGGTGTCGTCCTCATGCCCGACATAGGTGCGTGCCGTGATGGTAAAACCAGCGTTCAAAAGCGCCTGCGTAATCTGCCGTTTGCGTTGCAGGTAATTGCCCTTGGAAAAGAGCGAAATCCGCACCTCGGACACATCCATCAGCGGCGCGTTGTCGCCGAACAGGGCGAAATCGTCCGCCAGCGGCGTCAGCACCAGATATTCGTCGGGCGGAACGCCGGAAAAAACGCCCGTCTCCACCGGGAGAATGGGCGTGAGAATCGTATTGAGTTCTGAAAGCACGCTCATATTTTCCGCACCTCCTCGTCCAGCTTTGATTTCATCGTTTCGATGCAGGTTTTGCGGCTCTGGGTTTTCGCCGGTTTGAGAAAGGGCTTGGGCGGCTGGCCGTGCCGGCCATACTCGAGGATGTTGGCGATTTTTGCGTTACTGCCGCCACCCGGGCGCGGCTCGGCAAAGCCGACCTTGATGTCCCAGCCCGATCCGTCCCGTTTAGGCTTGGCGGGCGACAGTCCCAGCGCGCTTTCCAGTTCGCCGGTGGAGCGGCTCGGAATTTTCGTGCCTTTGCCGACGACAGCGGAGAGGTTGGACTTTACCCGCTCCAGCACCACCTGCCCGCCGGCTTCGAGAACTTTCGGAAGGATTTCGTCCGTCTTTTCATTCAGCCGGGAAACCTTCAGCAGAAAGTCCTCCGGCATTTTGATTTCCGCTTTTGCCATATCAATTCACGCTCCCTTCCACCAGCTCACATAAACACTCCACATACATTCCGCGTCCACGCACGTCCTCCACGCTGGTAATTCGATACCGTTTCTCCTCGCAGACGATGAAGAGAGACGGACTGACCTCGATACCGGGGATTTTGCGGAAGCGGAACAGCACGGACGCTTCGGAAAAGACCGCCATGTTCGCCCAGCGCTCCGAGCCGTTTCGGTCCTCCTTGTAGGCGCGGACGGAAGCAAGAACCGTGTCGCCCTGCGTGACAAAGCCGTCCTCATCCTTGACCGGCGCGTTGGAGATGATGTCGATGAAGCTGTTCATTTTTCCAAAACTCATCGCTATACCTTCCAATCCCGGTCAAGCCGCAAAAGCAGATTGACCGTTTCCCAGACCTGCCGGCCCGCCTGCACGGAATCGGCAAAAAAGCCGCCCGTCGAACCGTC